TAACTATTAAGAGCATTTTGAAGTTCAAATACTTCTTGTCCACTCATTTGACTTTGTTCCGCAATAACTCTTTTAACAATATTTGTTAAATCATTTTCAGTTAATTTTATAATTTTCTTTGACATATTAATACTTTAATGTTAATAAGTATTTTAATTTATTTGTCTCACTTAAAATTTCATCTCTGATGTTTAATAAGTCAGTGTCGTATTTGGAATCTAAAACATCAGTCATTGAAACTAAGAATTCAGTAATACCATCTAAAAACTCTTGCATATTAATAGTTTCAATATTTTGAAACATAATAGCAAACTCAGGTTGAAACTCAGGTCTACCATATTTACCCATAAGAGCCTCAGTAAAAGTATCAATAAGGTCATCTAAACTCTCGTAAAAAGCACCGTAAGCTCTATGTTTTGCATCTCCAAAAGTAGTCCAATGAAGGAATCTAAATTGGTTTTGTATTTGTACTAATTTTAATATTAATTCTTCTTTCATAATTATTGTGGTTTAAGTTGATTTACTCCTCGATTTACCGTAGGTGCAGGATTTTGAGCCGATTGTAATGGTGTTCCAACTTTTTGTATTGGAGCTGTGAATGCCGAATTAGGTTTTTCTGACTTAATTTTTTCTAATTGTGATTTCATAAAAGGAGATTCTTTTTCATTTTCAACTGAAGTATTTAAAGATTGAAGATATTCTTTACCATATAAAGTCCAAGCTTTTTTAGTTCTAAAACCAAAATTACCATAACCAGCTCCTTTGTTTAAAACACCATTAGTAAAACCTGTTGCCCAATTTTTAGCATTTGTATCTAACCAGTCTTGAAATAATTTAACACCTTCAATATTTTTTAATTCACTTGGTATCGGAGTTTTTTGGTTAACCTTATCACCTAACGTAGAAACATTCGTTTTAAATTCAGGGTCATTACAAGTATAATTTTGAACAATTTTCATAACAATATTCCATTTTTTACCATTATTATAATAATTGTAATTATCTATTTGATAAAATTCAGAACCTTTAGGTGTTTTACCTTTTTTTGCCTTTGGGTGTTTAACAACACAAGGATATTTTGACCAATCAGTTGTTGTATTTGTTGTACTTCCTATAGATGGTGCATACACAGATGGTGTGGTATTAACCGCTGCGGCTTGTTCAGAGATAACAATACCTCTTTTATAGTTCAATAAAAACTTCATTGAACTTATTTCTTCATTAATTTGTTTTTTCATATTTTTTTTTTAGTTAAATGATAATGCATCGTTTAATCCTTTTCCAAAAGTTTTAGATAAAAAGTTTTGGATTTGGTCACTTCCTTGTGATGAGTTTGAATTATTTTGTGATGTTTGTTGTTGTGATGAATTATTTTGATTTACAACCGTGTCTTCTTTTTCATAATTTTGAGCAATATAATCACTAGTTTTTGGGTCTTCGGCAATTTTTTTTCTGAATTCTTCGTCTTCAGACATTTTTCTTTCAAAAGTTGTTAAAGATGGTATACCAAAATATGCTAATAAATTATTAGCGCCAATAAATTTTCTAAAAGAATTTCTTCTATCTTGTCTAGCACTAACATTTATCCACCATTTTTTGATACCTTTTTCAGGTATAACATTATTTTTTGCAAAGTATTTTGACAATGTTTGTTTTTGATAATAATCTTTTAACCCTGTTTTAAATAAACCACCAGATATAACTTCTTTACTTCCAGCCTTTATTCCTGAAACAGCTTTACTACCACCAGCAATCATATTTAACCCCTCACTTAATTTTGAACCTAAACTAGAATTTACTTTACTTATACTTTGAACTGTTTTTTCAACCACAGGTGCTTTAACATACCCAGCTAAACTACTATACTTTTTAGCTATCTGAGGATTTTTTGCCAAATAGTCCGTTAATGTTTTACCTCCAGCTTTCATAGCTGTAGAAGCTTCTTTACTCCCTTTGAATAATCTAATAATTGGTTTAGCAATAAAATCTCCAACAGTTGGGATTAAAGCAATTAACATTAACGCAGCATATAATTTTTCACCTTTATATAGATAATAACATATTAAAGCTATGTCAGCAACTTCACCAATTACAGGAACAAATCCCGCAGCCATTAAAATGTTTTCAAAACTAAACAAAGATTCGTTTAGTGTTTCTTTTTCATTTAAAACTTCACTAGTTATTATGTCTAATTGTCTTTCTGTTAAAATTATTGACGGCATTTGATTTTTATTTATAAATACCTGTTAAAAGAAAAAAAAATCTTATTTATTTTGTTAACACCATATAAAATCGTATCTTTGTTAAAATCACACAAAATTATGAAAAAGATGTATAAACTATATTCGGTGGAAATTAAAACATTATTAAAAATAATTGGAATTGGTTTTGTTTCAATAATATTACTTAAACTTGGTATTGTTAAATAAAAAAGGGTCTTACGACCCTTTATTTAATGTTATACTGTTACAATATCTTTTATTTCTAATTTTAATTGTTTCTTTTGGTCAACAAAACCTTGAACTCTTTTTTTGGCAACTTCCGTATAGTTTTGAGAAAGTTCCACTCCTAACCATTTTCTATCTAAAGTCTCTGCGGCAACCATACTTGTTCCACTACCACAGAATGGGTCAAGAACTACATCATTCTTATATGTAAGGATTTTGATTGCCTTAGTCGGAATGTCCATAGAGAATGTTGCTTTAGTCATTTGTTTTGTGTCGGCAAAATAATTCCATTGTCCAAAAACTAAATCCATAAATTCTCTTTTTGATTCTTCAGGATATAATACTTTCTTTTTAAATGTACCATCCTCTTGTTCCACATTATCAATAACACCAACCCATTCAGGTTCACCTTTAATCTTTTTAATGTGGTTTTTCTTATAAGCAAGAACTACACACTCTTTTGGATTATAAATGTATGGTGCTGATGGTGACATCCAAGAACCCCAAGCTGTGGTCTTACTTCTATGTGGTGAACTTTCTTCAAGGTCAACAACTCCAAAGAATTTAAATCCAACCTTTTTCATAACACCCCAAAACTCTGCCATAAATAAAACTCTTCCACCTCTTTCTTGTGTATTGGTTTCATATGGAATGTTTACTGCGATTCTACCATCATCTTTTAATACACGTAAGGCTTGAGTTAACCACTCTTCTGTGAACACCCAGTAATTCTCCATTGTCATATCATCTTGATGTGTATCGTAGTTGATATTACAATTATATGGTGGTGATGTTACGATTAAGTCTACGGAACCTTCAGGAAGTTTTCCCATTTCCTCTCTACAATCTCCGTTTATAATTTTTCCTGTTTCTATCATATCTTTTAATTTTCGTGGTATTCCCACTCGTCGTTATTTTTAATCATATTAATTGGAAGGTCTAAGAATATTGCGTTTTGTTCTCCTGCGTATAGACCAACTATGTTATAGTAATAAAACTCTTCGGCTTCCAAACTATCCATTCCATCTCTTTCCATTAGAATTGATAATATCTTTTCTTTGGAATATAATATTCTTGGTCCATTACCAAACTCTTCGGCAATACCTATAATTGCTCCTTCGAGACCATCTAATAATATGGCTCCTTCAGCCTTTTCGTGAATATCAACTAACATTATCTTCTAAGTTTTTAATTTTTCTTTCAAGATACCATAAGGCTTTCTTTAGGTCTTGAAGTTCTTTGTCTGCCCCTTTTTTTCCCGCTCTTGAAATATATTTTACGGTGTTTCCAATATGAAAATCTAAATCCCAAGCCTCAATAACTTTGATGGCTTCGTATTGATTATCTTCACCACCATAATGATTAGGGTGATTAACTTGTTCTGTCATTGTTTGTATATAATAATTTAACTTTATTAATATCTACAACAAATCTAAACTTAATTAACATTAAATTATCTTTACCGTAATCACATTTTTGTTCCATATTTGCACCGACAACTTCAAACCTTAATCCATTAACCACAACACCAGTTGGGTCAAGATAATCAATCTCAATATCTGTCATTTTAAACAAATCTGACGGATTGAACGAATATTCTGTTGTCTCATAAATTTCGGTAGTAAAGATTAATTTTTCACCTTCATTTATTATTTTGAATTTCCTAAATAGATATTCAGGAACAAATACGTCTTTGTTGAATCTTATTAAGAATCTATTTGTCTTTAAAGGTTCAAATGGTTTAAAATTTTCAAATTGCTTTTCCATTTTTTTTAAATTTAGTCTTTTTTTTCTATATGTTTAATTACAAAATAATCTTTAGCATAACCACTTTCTTCAACAATTCCATCTTCAATTAATTTATTAATTATTTCTCTAGTTTTATCCATTGGTAGTTTAAGGATATACTGACTAATATAGCCAATATGAATTGGTTGTCTTAATTTAGCTATTAAGATTTTTTCTGCTTCTTTTTCCATACTATTCAAAAATTATGTTTTCTTTTTCTACGTATTCACGGAAGATTTTTTCCGCTTCTTCGTATGTTTTATACATACCGAGAATTGAATCTAATTCAACTGGTTCTGTAACCCCAAACTTACCATTTTTAGTTTGGTAGATAAATGTGTCTAAGATTTCTTGGGTAATCATTTTTTCTTTCCGTGTTTTTTAGATTTGGTTTCTACTTCTTCGGTTGATTTTGTTTTGGTTGCCTTGGTTGCTTTCCATTCTAATTTTGCTACATACATCCAATAGCCACTCTTAACTCTTTTTTCTGCTTCGGTGTCTGTAACTCTAATTACATCTCCAGCATCGACATTTACATTACTTTTAATTGCTTTAATACACTTCATAGTTTTTCCTCCGTGTTTGGTTTTAGGTTTATAATTGATTTTATTTGTTCTTCAGTATTTCCTTGAGAGAATAATTCTTTAATTTCACCACTCCTCAGGTCTTCAAAGATAATTGCGTCGGATTTCCCATACAAGTCCTTAAGTCTATTTGACTCGAGAGCCTCGATTGTAAGTTTTAAGTTAATATTTCTCTTATTTAATCCCACAGGACAATTATACAAAAATTTAGTTAAGAA